CTAAAGATTTTCTTCATCTGGTCGGTAGGACGAATCAGCTTCAGGATGACGTTACGGATGAGGGTGCTAGCCTCATTGAACTTAACACCTTGGATCGTCGTCTGAGCGAGTGCACCTAGCAGTGAGTCTAGGTTAATACCTAGCAGCTTAGCGGGGACAGCAACACGTCCAAAGGATTGTGAGAGTTCTTCAATCCTCAGGCGACCTAGTTCAACAGTCTTGAACAGCTTAGCTGAAACGATCTCAGCGTCCTCAGCGGGAAGACGGAACGAGTTGAGTGCAGCAGTTAGGAGGTTAGTTGCATTGGTGGTATCAGTGACGCCTGTAACTGCGAGCTTGTTAGCAGCATCCAGGAACTTAAGAGCCTCTGCGCCATTGATGACTTCCCCGGCAGCATTACGAATTTGGTTTGATAGAACCTGGTAAGCAGCTTCTGCCTGGTCAAGAGCCTCAAGACCGAACTCACTACTCAACACACGCAGGCCATCTGCCCACTGTTCGGTGGTAAATGCAGCAGTCTTCGTGATTGTCTCAAGCTCAGCAATCTTGATTGACAGCTCACCGGCAGCTTGAGTGGCATCAGTTAGCATAGTCACTAACCTGAAAGCACCCCCGATTAGTAGACTGATTCCAATCAAACGACCTAGCCCACCGATGGCCTTGCTTAAGCCATTGGCTGCAACTGCAGCCTTCTGAGCCCCGCGAGCAACTTGGTCCTCGGCGGCGATAAGTTTTAGAGCCGCTTGCTGAGCAATGGTTGTATGCTGAGCTAACTTGAGCATACTTCCCTGGGCCCCAGCAATTGCTGTTTGCATCTCCTTGAAGCCAACGGTTCCGGTGGCAACTAGCTTCTTAACTGCGATCTCCTCACGCAGGAAACCACGGACGGATGCTTCTGAAGCTTTCCCTCCCTCGCCAACCGTTCTGAAGTCGGTCTTCTTCCTTCGGGTGATGAGACCATCAGCCTGTATTTGATTTGCTGCGGTTAGGCGTGCCGCTTTCTCAGCAGCGATGGCTACTAGGACCCTGGCCCGTAACTGCTCACCCAAACGGAAGCGCTCTGCAAACTCTGCCTGAGCAGCTGAGAGGTTTGCAGCCTTTTCCTCTCTAATTGCCAGCAGGCGTTCTTTTCGTAGCTTCTGGATATTCGCAAACTTCTCAGCAGTAAGCTCCTGCTCGGCAAGGCGTGCTGCTTTCTGCTGCTTAAGATCTGCCTGTCCTTGGGCTCTAAGCGCACGGATTCGTGAACCTTGGTTGCCGTCCTGTGCCGCTGCCCCTCTAGCGAGAGGAATAGCATTTGCACGGGCACGTACTGCCTCTAGAGACTGTGCAAGGACGAGAGCCTCGGCGAAGATCCCAACTTGTTTGCGGGCCTGAGCAACAGAGAGGACGAGATTCTGCTTAACTTGCGCTTGGGCTTTTGCGACCTTAAGATTCTGCTGGAATGCTCGCTCGAAAGAAGTTTCAAGGCGCTTAGTCTCAGCAAGAATTAACTCAGCTTCCTTGATGCGGTCTGCAGTAATCCCCTTCCGCCGGGCATTTACCTTTACTAGTAATGCAGTCTCAACGTCTGCAGTCTTTCGCGCCTCAAGCCGAGCTTGCTTTTGCCGCTCAAGATCTGCCTCACCCTGGGCCTTGATGGCACGGATCCGAGCATTCCGAGCGAAAGCGCTATCGTTCTCCCCCGCGACAGTCGCCTTGGCAGCGTTACGAAGACCAGTTGCGCGTGCAGCTGCGAGATTAGCTGCGGCTGACGCATCTGCGGCAATGGCGTCAGCTTCATTTGCTAAGGTTTCAGCTGCAAGAGCTGCGGTCAGCTTTCGGCTTGCTGCCCTCCGTGCCGATGAGGCTCCCGACGCACTCTTAGCGGAGGTAGCCTTCTTCTCATGAGCAGCAGCAGCATCTTGAAGGGCGATACTAGATGCCCTAGCAAGAGCCGCCTCTTCCTTGAACGCAACAGCCTCTTTACGGAGACCTGTGATGTTGATTGAAGTTGCCTGAGCAAGTAATTTTTGAGCAGCTGCTGATCGTTCGAGCTGACCGCTTAGATTCTTTAAGTTCACTACTGCTGCGCGGGTGGCAGTTGAGACCTGGACTAAGTCCCCTTCAAAATTCTTGAAGGTGGTAGTGATCTTATTGCCGGCAGCATCAATAACCTGCAAAGTCCTGGCGACAAGATCACCAGCTTTGTTAAAAGTTGCAGTCTCCTTCGTGACTGATGCAGTGGCTCTATCAAAATTGATAAATGCAGTAGTAGCCTTATCAATGCCACTAACTAAGCTAGTAGTATTGGCTGTTAATTCTAGGTGTTCATTAGCCATTAGAGTGCAATCCTAAAAGCACCGCGCGGCGGGCGTCCGGTACGTAGCCATTGGCGAATGACAAAACTAGCCTCTTGGACGAAGCGTTCTTGGATGTATGCACGGAAGGCTGCTTCACCCTCGGGTAAGGCACCGTGGACTTCTTCATGTAGTGCAAATTGAAAGGTCTGAGTGTTAAAGGAGAATGCAAATAATGGGCGCTTCTTACTTCCGAAATTAAGGCGGTATGCCTTCTCACCTAAACGGTCACCTTCACTCCGACTTCGTTCGCCTGGAGGATCGCGACGCTGACCAGTTGGAAACTCCGCAAGATCCTTCTTAGGGCGAGAAGGATTCTGAGAAACAATATGAGCACGGACCGCAGCCACACTCCCCCGCCGAACCTGACGGGCCAGTGGGAAGAATGTGGCTGCTGACATCCCTGTGTCGACAAGAACCTCAGTAACGGCTGCCTTCACAAACTTAGAGGCAGCTGTCGCCCAGACAGCAGAAAGGCGGTCATGGAGGGCTTGAGTAATATTTCCAGGGTTTCGGCGACGCTCATTACGATCACGGATCGCCTTCAACCCCACAATCTTAATATCAACTGCCCTACCCATTATGACCTCACTGCTCCAAGCATCTTGTAGAGTTCATTGCGCAACTCCGCTTCTTCGTAGTCCCGGAGTTGATTATACGCAATCAACTTTGCTTTGGCCCAAACACCGTTCGCGTCCCAATCGTCCTTTACACCGGGAGGTTTTAAGCTCCAGCGCTCACAGGCTCGCCAGACGGCGTAGTCTTGTGTTCGGAACTTTGGGATGATTGCGCGTCGGGCGCCTGAGCCTGACCAGCTAAAAAACGCTTTGTTGCCTCGTCGATTTTAGCTTGGTTCAGGCCACAGGCATCCGTCACGCACATCTCCACTCGTGCGATCTCGCCAAGCGAGAAGCCAGATGCTTTCATCTCGTCTTTGTACCCTCCCCAGGTCGATGGATCATCCATCTTGACAGTCTCCCATTCGAGGCTGTCAGTGGCCGTGAGAGATTCTAATAGCATCCAGTAGAACTTGCGAGTGGCCCACTCGTCTATTGCTACTTTGTACTTAGGGTCTTCAACATTCTCCCGAGTCTCACCACCCCGAAGAAGCATCTTCGGAGCTTGTGGCTGAGGATTCAGTTTGTCACACGCCTCATAGTCCAAGACTGCTTTAGCCTTAAACACGATATCCCCGCTTTGTCGTGGAATAACCACAACCTCGATATTGGGGCCGTCGAGCTTTTTACCTTGAATCTTCACAATATTCCTTTTCAGAGATGATAGCAAGCTAACTACTAAACGCTAGGCTGGAGAGACCTGACGATGCTAGCAACCTTGGAGTTACAGCGACCGGAGACCGCGATGGTTCCAGCCCGGAGGTCGTGGTCAAGAGTCTCATACCGGAAGTCCGGCAGGGTGATGAACTCTTGCTCCTGGCGAGGTGCACCAGCACCACAGACAGGCACGTTCTCCGCAATGACATCAATCGCAAACGGGCGACAGATGTCAGGGTCACTGCTGATCCAAGTAGTAGCATTGTTCTGGTTCTTGAGGACATCCTCAACGGTCGGCGGAACGCCCGCCGAATCCGTGTTGCCGGTGATGAACTCCCACAGCAAGTCGAACGACACGTCCATCGGGACTTCGTCGCCTTCACGAACCTCGTCGATCAACCCACGGTTGAGCGTGTACTCGATGGTCCGGTTCTCACTGTAGGTAAGGTTACCCTCACCGACCTTGATGACAATTTCCAATGCAGTCGGCGTGGTGCCATCCTGCAACTTCAGCTCGGTGTTCTTGATGTCGATCTGGGCGAACACTGCAACCCAAACTTTTCGTAACATTTTGTCTCCTTAGGAGGTTTGAAGGGTCATCTCGTAATGGCCCTCAACAGATGCCTGCATCAGATTTGTTTTGGTATCAATTTGTCCAAAGTGGTTGATCTCTACATAGTCCCGTGATTCACGGCTTTGTAGAAGTTGTAGGCAACCAACAAAAGACTGGTCGTCGTCCGGCCCCGATCCCTTCTTATATACCGGGATGCCTTTCTCAAAGGCTGCCGCTGCTACACCAACGTTCTGGTGGATTGTGTGATAGTTCGTGTCATTCATTGCAGACTGTACAAGGATATTGATTTCCAAACCCAAGATGTAACATCCCTTACTAACCTCACGTAAGGTAGGACCATCGGTTCTCATCTCAAAGAAGTCCTTCAAGAGTCGAGTATTGCGATGCTGGCCTTCAATAAAGAGCGGAATGGATTCCGCCGCTGCTGCATCAAAGAAGTGTTTGCTCACTGATGCAAAGATCCACCTGGGCCAGTTTTTGTTCTTCATATTATGGACCAACCGGGGTACTGGAGTCGATCTCCTGTAGTTGAAACAGGAAACCTTTCCGTTGTTCTAGTCGGTCAAAAGACAGAATCTCGTAACGCTTGGAGTCAAACTCAATGTGGTCATTCATATTTGGTTCAAGAGTTTTAGGAAAATCTTTCGCGTCAACAACAATGTTTCGTTTCTTGCGATCAAAGAACGCACCGGCAACGAAGTTGTTATTGGCCGCGATGAAGGTTAGATCATATACAAAGCTACGGTCAGCTCTGTCAGGTAAAACGATTGCGCGTTTAATAGCGTGGGTTGTATAGACTCGTGAGATATCTCCCGTTTCGACGTCGTTTGTTTGACTCACAAACTCATAGAATACAATCGCCTGACCATACTGGCGCTTCAGTCGGTAAAGAATAACCGAAATTTGTCTTAGTGTATTCTGAAACGCCATTGGTTCTCCTTGAAGCTTGGCCGGCCCCCGAAGGGGCCGACCTCACCTTCACCGTTATCCGAGCATCACTGCGCCGAGATCGACGTCGAGGACCTTGACACCACAGAGCAGGTCACAAGTGACCAGGTGACCCTGCAGGGTCCCGTCGTAGGTCATGGTCACGCGCATGGACAGTCCGTTGAACGAAGCAACGAAGCTGAGCGCACCCGTACCAGCAGCCGGAGCCGCCAGAGGACGAGTAACCAGAGCCAAAGCCTGACGGTGGAACGCGAAGTTGTAGTTACCAGCCGGGCCCGGTGCAACGAAGTGATCGTCAGCAGCCGCAACCTCAAGAGGCCGGTTCAGCAACAGCGCGATGGTCGTCGGAGTCGAAAGAGCACCGTACGTCGGCTCAGTACCCGTCGAGACCGCCGGAGCGATGCTGATGAGCTGACCCGTGTTCGGAGCAATAGCGAATCCATCAATCACCATGTCCTTGGCGTACCCGAGGGCGTAGCCAGCGACAAGGTCAATCTGACCAGGAACGTACTCGACGATGGCGGCATCGTCAACGACCGCAGCCAGGAGGCCAGGTGCGATGACCATTGCAACCGGAGTCGTACCACCAGTCGTGGAGACAACACGCTGTGGAGTGTCGTCGCCAGCGATGGTGATCCACGAACCACTCTGAATCGCCGTGCCCGCGACGCGGCCATCGATGACCAAAGAGGTCGTACCCTTCGGGTAACCAGCGGCGAAGTCGACAGCCAGATCCGTGAGGGTCGTGTTGTCAGCCGCACCACCGGGGATGCTCGGAGTGTTCTGGCTCATCCAGTGGAGGATACCGTACTTCATTCCCAGCGAACCCTGACGCAGTGCCGAACCTTCGTCACCAACCTTGTCGGCGGTGATCCAGGAATCAATCGCCAAGAGATCAGCCTCAGTCTGCGAAGTAATCACCAAGTGGCGACCCTCCATCGGGACCTTGTTCTGGTTCATCTTGTTACGAACCGCGATGACAGTCTCCTTCGTCGGAGTGACACCGAGGCCACCAACCGCGTTCGGGAGGAACTGGTACACCTCGGCCAGCACAACCTCGTCAACCATCTGACCGAGCGAGAGCATAGCCGGCGCGAGCAGGTTATCCCGCAAGCTCTGGAAGCCCTTCGACTCTTCGCCGTCCTTCACGAGGAAGGAAGTGTGCAGGTGCTGGTTCAGCGGCACTGCAACGTTGAGGGAGATCGCGTCCTGGACCGTGACGCTATCAGCATCCGTCTTACGCTTACCAACAAAGCTGGCGGGCAGGCGGGTGTTGACGATGTCACCGAACTGGGCGATCTGGTTCTCGAAGTTGCGGTGGACGAGGTTGCCCACCACCATGTTGTTCTCCAGGAGCATGAGACCCTCCTGGGCCCAAATCTCCGGGACGAACGCATCGAGGTCATTCGCAAAAACTGCGGTCCAAACTTTACCAACAAAAATCATGTTCTCTCCTATTGAAAGTGTACTTGACCCGACTTACGCGCCTTGCGGTAAGCGAGTGGGTCTTTAGCTAACTCGGTGAGGTCAGGCTTACGGCCACCAGGTTGTGAACGCAGTCCTGCACCTCCAGCACCTTCGCCTCGGAAGAGGTTCAGGTATTCGTCTTCATCCTTCATCCTCTTGATCGCATCCGCAGGGGTGAGATCAAGAGTCACAGACTTAC